TCTATGATAAAAACAAATGCATCTTTTTCACTCCAGGCAATACTGCAGTGGGTAATGGTGCAGTGGTACGGATGACCTAATGCAGACGCTTTCGCTATTGCTTGTTGTTTGATACGTTCAAGTTTTGTAATTTCTTGAAGCAGCGACAATTCCTTTGCCTTTGCTTGTTCTTCTTTGGTGTACCGAACACTTGTTTCAAAGTCACACGCTATCAAGTTCGGCAGGCCATCAAGCCACCCTTGTGCAGTCTTAGCGTCGTTTGTGTATTCGTACTGTACTTCTATAGCGCGTTCAACTTGCACGGTGTGGCTCCTTTCAGGTATCCGCTACATTAGAAACTTCGCGTTACATAGTCTAACAGCACAACGGGTCACCGCGACGTAGTATAAATTAAGGGTTTCTTTATCACTCGTATCAAGGTCTAGGCGTAGTGCTGTACGTTCTTCCGCTGATGTACATTCGTCAAAACGCTCCATTATACCTTCCAGCGACTTATTCATGTCCGGAGCTAAGATAACCTCATCCATCTCTAACCCTTTACCGGAATGCGCTGTAAATAGCATGAAATCCTGTTTTTTACCTTCATGCTTTTTTGCTTCAGCGTATGTATCGAAAACCGCTGATTTGCCTATACGAGATACGAGGTTCAGGGATTGCACTAGTTGTAGATCATCCTCGTATTTGTCTCGTAGGAAGGCGTTCATTGTTTTGTGTTGCTGCTTAACTCCGTCAAGATTTTCAAACCAACCATCGACGTCAACCTGAATATGTTTATACGCAGTATCATAAATTTTCCCTTGGTATTTTAAACCTGCTACCATTAAGGGTACTTTAAAGATATCTTGTGCTTTTCGAACTAGGCCGTAGGGTACACGGTCTTGATTTAGTTCAATAATCTTACCGATAAGTCCTGCGTTTGTACGCGAAACGTACCCAACCGTTTTAATTTTAGGGTTGGTAACAGGTACTCCTTTAAAAACCATATTAGGGTCTAGGTATTTTTGACAAAACTGCTCTACACACTTCGCTACGTTTTCAGGTACACGAAACGATTGTGTAAGATTAAACGTAATACCCTCGTCTTTTAAACACTCGAAACAGTTAATAGTATGGTTGAACGTAAATATATTTTGGTGGGCATCCCCTACAGCTACTTTGCATTTACCGTTGAGCAGCTTAAAAATTTCAAGGGTAGCTTCATTTAAGTCACCAGCTTCATCAAGAAGCACTAGGTCGTATTCAACCTGCTCAATCTTATCTTCCGCCAAATACATGTGAAATAACTTCAAATAAAAGTCATGAGTGCACTCGATCTTGCCTGTAGACATAAGGGTAAGGTATTTGTTGGCTAGAGTGCTGTCGTTAAGTTCATGCTCTTCTGCGAAGTCATCGTAACTAAGGTAACCAGATAGACAGAATTCCTTAATGTTTTCGACTAGCTGCCCTTTTTCAGAGTAAGGCATACGTTCTTTTACCTCTCTAGCCCCGAAAAATCCTACTTTTAGCTTAAGCGTAGGTACCATTGCTCTATACGCTAACGAGTGGGTTGTACGGCAATCGATATGGCTAGGGAACTTTTTACCTGCATCAGTAGCTAGTGCTTTGTTATACGCTAGGTAGATTCCATTGCCAGAAGTAACGTCAGCAATTGCTCTAAGTAGCGTAGTATTGTGAGTAACAATAAAGTTATCTGTCAAGTAGAGGTGATCTGTATTATCTACCATGATACATAACTGCTCTTCTTGTTCATCTAGTAGTTCAATACCCGTAACGTATCTGGAAGGTGGGTTCTTCTTTGATGGTTTCCAACCATCTGCCTTACGCTGTAGTGAAAATGGATTTAAAGGCATCTTTACATCTATCGTGTAGCAATCTGCACCGTACCTGATAGCAACCCCTCCAAGACTCTGTACTAATACCACTACTGCGTCTAATAAAGATCTATTCGTATTACTAAAAGTAACTCGGTTTCTTGACACACAGCCGTCTGTATCCATTAAACCCCTTAGTAGGTCTAGCCGTTGGTTTATTGACCCGCGCAGGTACTCTTCTGGTACATGTTTATTGTTTTTAAAGTCTTTTAACAGTTGCCATGTCTTGTTTAGTGATACTTGCTTACCATTTGGTGATGTACTACGAGGAGAGCTGGTTTGTGGAATCTTATGTTCGTGCTCTATAATACTTTTTACTTTGGTATAGATATACTCGTCTTGTGAATGAAAAGATAGTGCAGGGGTATTGCTAGTAAAAGTACCATCTCCAAGAAACGCTCCCAATACATATGGATGTACAGGGAGATTTTTTTCTGTGTACGCTATTGGTTCTGTTAAAGGTATTTTAAATTTATGCATTCCACAAGGTTTACAAATACCATCCTCTAGTAGTTCTTTTGTAGTACGTACTTTAGGCTTACTATTACTTCTATAGGTTAGCCAGTTATGGTCTAATCCTGCTCTGGTTGTAGTACCATCCCTGAACGTAAATTTATAAACATCTTTTTTTCCTTGGGGAAAGATGCCTGTTACTGTTGTAAGTTTACCATCTGCACCATATATATGATCGCCAAGGATAACATCTTTCAACTGTTTGTCTCCGGACGGGGTTTTTACCCTGCAGGTAATAGGTTGTTCTTTGCCTGATCCAGCGATGGAATTCGCTAATACGATTTTAGGGTTTACTGGGTTAAGCTGTATGTAATCAACAATTTCTTGTTGTTGGTCTGTAAGTGTCATTATATGGTAGTCCTAGTTATAAAAGTAGTTCGGGGGGCGTATTCTAAGGCTTGTGCAGTCAAGTACTCCACAACTTCACTGGGGCTGTGCTTAAGTTCTGAATAAAGAAAGTAGTGGAGAGGGTACGTGCTCAACACCCCTTCGTAGTAGTCGTACACAAAAGTATCGTTACCTATATAATCATCAATACATTGTTTTAACACACTGACTTGCTGTGTCTTGCTTAAGCGGTATTTTAGGCAGTACTTCCTAAGCCTAGAAAACGACTGTGTGGAAGGGGTAAGGATTCTTAAAGAGTCTTTAGACTCTGGGCGCTGTATATAGGTCCCATCAGGAAGAATTCCTTGCCTGCAAACATTGATGTCCATCGTACTGAAAATTTCGTCTGGAGTACCAAACCATAAAGATACATATTGAACTTTGAGCATAGGCAGGATATGGTAAACTGAGGCACTGCACTTGGTTTGTATTACGTTACGACCAAGCTTTCGTGTTTTCTTAAGCGCCTCATCGAAATACTTTTTCGAAGTAAAAAAGATGTCAACATCCCCCCGCAGCTGCCAACTTTAGGGTTAGCGTAACTCCCTGAAATAAACCATCCCTCGTTACCTAGGTATGGGTAGAGCGCTTCTAGTGTTTTTTTGATTTGTCTACCCATACCTATTTAGAACTCCTTATAATGTTATTTTAATACTTGAGTGATATTAACTGTGTAGCGATCAACTTCCCCAAAATCCTTATGGATTACTAGGGCTTTACTGTCACGTCCTGCTCTCCATCCGCCTGTATATGCGTAACTATCTTTGCTGGCCAGAGTACGGAATGACTCTACTACACATCCTGAGTACTCTTTACGAGCTTCGTGATGCACGTGCCCAGAAAGAAAATACCTAAATGTCGATGCTCCCCATTCCGCTGGTCGGTCTGTGGCCATAAGAAGCGGAAGCTTATCAGGCTTTACGCTATGTCCGTGGTGTACACCGAAAAAGGACGATCCGTGCTGAAAGTACTGAAATAACGAACTGGTACAGTCTATTTGCACACGAGGTTCATCAGTATACATATGAGCTAGTGCTACTTGTAAAAAGATAGCTCCTGTATCATCATGGTTACCTAGTGAGTTTATAACACGTACTGTTTCGTGATGCTCTAGCGCAGAGTTGATCATTTGAACCATGATTCTCATGCCAGTGCTAACCATCATGAAGTAAGTACCGTCAGTATCTAGATTGTGCCTATGCCTCTCGGTTACCCCTGCCATGTTATCTCGGTGGAAATAGTCACCTAGATTGACGATCACTGCTTGTTTACAGTGTGGGGTTGTCTTTACCAAACGATCAAAGATACCACAAAGGATTTCTTGGGTTTTTATCAAATCCCAATCTTCTCCTACTTCCTCTTTATACGCTTTCATCCCGACATGTGGATCACCTAGTGGATATACTGCCATCAGGTCATCAGCGGTACTAAACTGCTCACATGCGACCGGCTGAAACGTAGGAAGTTCTTCTACGTAGTTATCAATACACTCTTTGAGTGTTGCTAGTATTGCTTCTTTTCCTACATCTGTTTTTACGTACTGGTGTTTGATCTCCCCTGACTCGTTGTACAGGGTGGTGGTGCCTTTCAGCACCTCCCCCTGACTAACAAAGTTTCCTGAATCTAGAGGTAAGAGTCCGGTCTTACGTAGTCGTATCATTCGATCAACAACTCGACTACGGCGTACGCCGTAGTCCGGCCTCAAGGTTTTAAGTGCACCCATGATTACGGGTATATTGAAATCATGTCGCGAGCATATCTCTGCGAATTGTACATCATCAATTTTTACAGGCACTAAAAACCTCCTCAGGCGTTAAGGTTTACCGAACATAGGGCGTTTTGCTGTAGTCTTTGCCGCAGGAGCAGGAGCTGCACCTTTACCACCGCCAGAACGTGATTTAATCCACTCCTGTACATCATCAGCAGTCAAGCCATCTTTGTATGTGACATTCGATGCATACTTCTCTGCGTCTTTAGCCAAACGGCTACCGATGTCTGTACCAGACTCTGCTTCAGCAGCAGTAGCACCATCTTCGCGATAGAAGGCTTTAACTGCTTTACGCTCTTGGACTGCGTCGTTCCACACAGAGTATTCCATTTGTACTCGCATTTTTAGTGCAATGTCCACCAATTCGGGAATAATTTCCATCTCCATCGGCTTCTGTGCTTTACCTACAAGCTTTTCAACAGTCTCGGTTTCGATCTCTTGTCCATCTTCCATACCAGCAATAATGCACAGGCGGTTTAGCAGGTCGTTGGTAATCTCATTAAGCTTTTTCTCTTTACTTAATAGGATAGGGCCGTAGATAGTCTGGTCCATACCTTGGTGGTTGATGTTAAAGTTGATCTGGCATGCGCCATTCTTTGTCTCAGCCAGCTGTACATAGTTTAGTACGATATCATAGATACCCGACTGGTTGATAAATGCACCGCCACTGGAGTCTTTCATGTCTTCTGCTTTTTTAGATACTGAGAGTTTCATAGTTGTTTCCTTAAATGTTTAATAGTTACAGGGCAAAAGTGCCCACTTGTGATTGTACGTTGGTTAAGAGATCCATATGATCTCGGAGGGTATAGTAGGTTTCACCCTCTTTAAGTTTTTTACTTCTAGTCGGATGTACAAAATCCTCAATCCACATAACATCAGGTAGTTCAGGCAGTGTGGTTCTAGCTAGTTTATCAGCATCACGCGTGTATACTCTGCGCTGGTTTCCTGACAACTCGATAGTGATTGATTCGTTTGTGATCCCAAAAAAGGCTTTTTTCTCTAAGAACTTACCAGAACCGAACGGCAAGTAACGCCCGGTTACTTTTCCTTCTTCTTTTTCTGGAATAACGTGGTTGAGAAGTATTACATTAATACCGCTCATCTCAAGAGACTCGTGGATAAATTGAGTAAGAAGTGCCATCTCTTTGGTTACTTCTGCTCCTTGACTTCCGTATACGTTCGGTTTTTGCGCAGCGAGGTCAATTACATCCATAAAAATTTGTGACACTGAATCAAAAGCAACTGTTGTTGGATATGCATTATATGCATCGTGGTACTTTTGAATTTTTTGGGTAACCCCTTCTAGAGGTTCTCCTCGTGTATTCTTACCTCCGTAGAGAAAAGTACTCATGTTAACCCACTCTTCCACCAAAAAGTGTGGAAGCGATAGCCCAAATTTTTTACCGTCTCGTGAAATTACGAAAGTGTCTGTACCCATCGAGCGCAGGAGCTCAGTTTTTCCAACACCCGCCTCTGAATTCACAAGTAGTTTAATTGCGTTGTTCATTTTATTCCTTATCTGCTACTGTTTTAAGAATTTCGGCCTCATATGCGTTCGTAGACGCAGATCTTGGCTCAATAAATGGTGTAGCTCCGGTTGGGTATTCCACGCTTGTACAGATTCGGCAATTAGTTGTAAGCAGGACCCAATCAGCGCTAAAGACTCGTCTGTTACTTCTTCAGTAACCACAGCGAGCTGTGAAGGATAATCTTTTAATGGCTTTCCTGTTTTTTCACTGACGCGTCCTGTCACACTTCGTGTAATGTATACAAGCTGGATTTTACTTACTGTAATACCTAGTTGCTTTAACACCCACGAGTATACCATTTGCTGAAACCAGTAGTTCCGTGAAAATTTGTTAGGGGGTGATAGTGCACTGCTTGTTTTCCAGTCTCGGATAGTTACTTCCCCTGTGTAGGTAATTGTACCGTCTTCCGCTATTACATGATCTCCACATAAAGCATCAATAGACCCACCTGCTCCGATTCCTGGAAGGATTTCGTAGTAGATAAACTTTTCTGCTTCTGTAGTCGGATTGCTTTCCATAAATGGTAATAGCGTGTCGACCATTAGTGGGTATTGCGCCCGAATCTGCTCTGTGTCGAACGCAATCGAGTCAAGGGTGTCAATGTATGCTTCTATGGTTTCATATGACACACGTCCCCGTTCTGTGCGCATAGCAGCAGCTGCGTGAACACAGTTCCCTAACTCAGAGGCCGTGTTGCCTGTAAATCCATCTTCCCCTAGTAAGTTCTCGCGGTACCACTGACTTGTGGTATCAAAGAACTTGCTTACCTGAGAGGCGCCTATACGGAAATTCCCCTCGGCTGCGGTACCTTTACCGTCGTCGTATCCGAAATATTTTTCTACTAATTCCATATGTACCCTTTCTTTCTTTCTGTTAAGTTAGTAAGCGTTAAAGTAGGTACTCAGGCCACTCTTCCATTAAATCATTTAAAGACACATACACACCCACTAGTTTCTCTGCGTCTAAAGCCGTACCTTTAAAGTTTTCGTCTGTAGGTCTTAAATTTGTGATTGTAGATCTCCCTTCGTCATCAATATGTACGTACTTCATTGTATTTTGTTCAGGGTACTCATACGCATAGTAGCATCCGTCCGTAAGCACAGGAGGGATTAGTAACTCTACGATATCTGTTTCTGCATACCCTTCTCTTACTAGTCGTAAGATTTTATGAAAATTGAACGACTGGTTCGTTAAGTGCTTCAGTCCTGATGATAGTTGTAATATATACTCGTTACGACTGGTTTGTATGTACTGCACGGAATTCCTCCAATTCTGCTATGTATTGGACTTGCTTGACAGGCATAATACAATTGTACGAGTCAAATAATATAGTAGAAGACAACGGGTAGTCATTTTTCATAGTATCAACTTCAGATGGGTTAGGTGGCTCATACTGAAGTAGTGTAGCACCCATCTCTTTTACTATGTCTTCTACATCAGAAGAGATGTAGCTATTCTTATTAGTATGTGCACAATACCCCTGTACGTTTTCGTAATGTCGTTGGATAGCCTTAGGGTACTTCTCCACAGATGTCTGAGATATGTAATGCCGATTTACCCAACTTAGACAGTCTGTAGAGGTATGGAAGGTTGACTCTTTTACTTTTTCTTCGATATACGTTTCGAAATCGACCCAGTTGTCCAGCTTGTCAGTGTAGGCTTGATATTTTTTAGCTACTCCATATACAACAGGCATGGACGTGCATGCTCTTAGCGTACGATACAGCCTCCAATAATCTTTAA